GCGACAAATAAATTAGGATTCGCCTCTGTTTTGTTGATGTCCATCTGCCCGACGATCTGGGCAAGCTCTCCGCTTTGCTGAATCTTGATAAGCTCAAGCCTTGCAACTGATGCCTGCACTGGGTCTGCCCAAACCCGGTCAATGACTTTGCCGCCGATCTCAAGCAATGCAGAAATAGGGTCAAGTGCCATTTAAGACTCCAGTAAGTTTGAAGCAATACGCCGAGCCCATCCCTTGCCAAAGTTAGGCCACACGCTGAGGTCGGTCATGAACATCAATCGAGACCCGTTGAACCGGGCCACAAGGCGCGGGCCAGGCATGGACTGGATTGCTTGCAAGGTCTTTGGGCCAAGGACGCCATCTTCAAACTGCCCCACGGCCTTTTGCAAAGTCTTGATGGCCGTTTTTACGCCTGAGTTCACTGCCATATCAAACAGATCAAACTTGATGGCTTCCGGCACGGTGTCGCAACCTGCTGGCCCCCAGTAGTCTTGGAAGTAGATCCGCTTTGCACGGTCTAGAGTGAGGTTGATGATGTCTTCGCCAGGGTATGCACGTTTGCTGATGCCGTACTTGGTCAGGCCACCACCATCAAAGGGGTTGTTTGACACGCCACCCTCATGGCCGATTAGTCTGACAAAGGCATCATCAAAGCTCATTGCTTGTCTACCTTATGCTCCAGCTTGTCAAAGATCTTGGTCAGCATCCCTTTGATCTCTGAGACATCGTCTTTGTAATCAACCTTGGCCACATAGGTGTGGGGCATAGACCGCACATCTTTGTCCAGCTTCTCAATTGATCGGTAGATGTTGTTCAATGTCCAACCACCAAAGAAGCCAGCCGTGGAGACAGCAATGTTGAATAAGAATTGAGTGTCCATAAATCCTCACTGCTGGCCGGGTTGGTTATTCTGACGAAGCGCGTTTAGCATCATTTGCTGCAATGGTATCGCGTTGCGGGACATAGGAGCCATTGCGTTTGCTACTCTACCTGCGCCATATGCAGCCTCACCCACAAGGCGAGGTGATGTTAAAGCAAGAGCCGGAAGCAATGCCGGATTGGCAACTGAGGCAATGCCACCAGCACCCAAAATGCCTTTTCCAGTTAATGACTTTGGCGCAATGTCTGACAGCAACTGGCCTGCAATAGCTGGACGAACGTTTGTGCCGCCTTGTGCTTCCAACTGGCCAAGCAAAGATTGCTTATATTCACCGGCTGGAGTTGACTTCAAAGTCTGCATGATCTTGTTCAACGCAGTCTCTTTTGAAACCTTGTCACCAGCACCGAGGGCTTTATTAATGTCCCTGATCATGCTTGTTTGAATTTCATACGACTTCATGGCTTCCGCATAACCCGGCACATTGTCAGTGATCGTGCCTTTTACAGAATCAACCATTTGCGAAATGGCTCTTTGCGCTTGCTTTTGTTTATCGCTTTCAGGATAAACATTGTTCAATCTTCTTTTGAGCGCATCAAGATCCACAGCCGTAGGCATAGGATGGTCTACTTTCCATTGATCAATTGCACTCTTTGCTTCTTGGATGACTTTCTGTTCATCAGAACCAATGATTGATTTGCCTGCATGGCTCATTGAATCATCAATCTTCTTTACAGTCTGATCAATCCTTGAGAAGTCCAACGGCGTTGTATCTGCCGCCCATCCGGCTTTAGCGTTGACATAGGCCGCTGAAGTATCTGCTTGGATCTTGGACAATCCTTGCTTGACAGTGTTCAGCACTTCTTCTTGAGGAACCTTCTTGCGAAGATTGTCCAAAAACGAGACTGCCTTGTCTTTACCGGCAATAAACGCTTCCTGAACAGTCGTTGGGGTGACCGCTTTGGCAATAGCTGGGATAGCCTTGCCAGCCGCAGGCAACGCAGCGCCAATGCCAGCGCCCAGAGAAGCATCCTCAGGATTGATAAGGCCCGCTGTAGCCCCACCAGTTACCGCGCCTGCTGCGACCTTTGGAGCAAAGTTGCCAGCACCAAAGCCACCAGTTCTGAGAGCATTGACGAAGGAAGGTGCAACTTTTGCCAAGCCAGCACGGGTTAGGGCATTAGCCATGCCTGCGCCAATGCCGCCTGTTCCTCCAACCTCAGCAACACCCTTGCCTGCTTGATAGCCAAACGACTCTGGATCTGCGCCGACAACATCACGCATGAAGTCATCCATTGCTTGACGACGTTGTGCGTTTTCCTCACCGGACTCAAACGGCCTGATGAGCGTTGCGCCAATGGAACCAGCACCCCTGACAAGTCCACCATAAGTGTTCTGGATCTGTTGCCCCACCTGCCTGAGCTTAGATTGCTCTTCAGGAGCAGCAGCCATTGGCGCAGCTTGACGCTGCTGGGGCATCCCTTCGGCCGGTGGGGCTTCCTGAGCGAGTTTGCTTACATCGTACCCGTTGGCTTGTAGCTTGGCTGTCAAGTCAGCCTTACTCATGCCATCAGGTACGCCCCTGATAACTGTTCCATCTGGCAGACGAACATCCATTATTTGAGGCTCCCAAAATCAACTACACCACCGGCGGCAGGTGCAACATCAGGCGCAACACCCTCGGCTGCCATAGGCTGATTGACAAATTGGTTTTTTCTTGCTTTAAGCAAACGCAACACAACTTCTGCGGCTGCTTTCCTTCGTTTAACTGGAATGTTCTCATTGGCTAGTTGGCCAGAAGCTTCTCTATAAGAAGCAGTATCTTTGTCAGACTGTGGGCCTTCAAAACGAGGGACCATCTTCAAAACAAGATCACCGATTGGCCTCAATTGATCTGCTGCAATTGCCCCAGGAGTTGATCTTCCGAAAAACCCGACTGCTGCATCCGCCAATCTACCGGCCCCGCTTGCTGTAGCTTTCTCAAGAGTCCCCCCCGGCTTGATTGCGTTACCAACTTCAGTAATTGCAAGATCAATGTCTTTAGACATCTGAGCACGTTGTATCTTTGTCTTCTCTGCCAATGGAGACAATTTTGCTTTTACTGGAGCACCTTCAGCACCAGTGACAGGAGTAGCAACTGGAGCGCCACCAGCTTGCATTTTTGAAGGTAAAGCAATGATGTTGCCATTGACATCTGTTTGGTAGGTGACGCCTTGACCAGCAAGTTCTCTCTGCAAATTAATGTTTGCCTGTTGTCCGGGTGCAATTGCTGCTTGCGATTCGCTTCCAGGAACAACTGTCAATTGGTTAGTCAATGGATTGAAAGCTACCATTCTGGTGCCAGTACCAGAGACTTGCTGAAAAATCTGATTCTTGCTGGCATCAAGAAACTTTGCAGTTCCTTCACCCATTTTCAATTTCAATCCATAAATATCTTCAGGTGTCTTGGCATTTTGAATTGCGGCAAGTCCAGAATCTGGCGTCCTACCCATTGCCTTCAGTATTGGCCCAAGCACTTCATCATTAAACATTGCTGAGTGCACCGCTGCAAGTTGAGCAGGACTTTCAGCAGCATCAAGAGCAGATTTATATCTTGCATTGATTTTGCTGATTACATCTTCAGATTTGCCTTGGGTTTCAGTTTTCTCTTTTTTGAGCTTTGCAACAGACTCCAACACGCCCAAGCCAGACTTCCCAAACCTCATTGCATTAGACTGACCTTCTGATGAGTTGAGATCAGGATTGCCAGCCAAATAGTTCCTCAGCCCTTCTTGTTCCTGAAGTCCTCGTGAATACTCTTGAGACTGCATACGCGCAAGCTCATTGGCTTGTTGAGAGCCTTGGATCTGAGCAAATTTGGCGTATGAGTTTAGTGGGGACTCAATTTGAGGCGCTTGATAGCCCAATGCAATTCGTGGATCAATTGGCATAATCAGTCCTTATTCGTAAGATTGTCCGGGCCAACTGATAGGATTGCCATTGGGCTTCTTCAGCATGTTCATATATTGCTGATTCTGATAGGCATTGATGCCTTGACCAATAGCGCCGGATAGTGCATTAGCTCCGCCAATGTAGCCAGAAGCCCGAGCGTTACCCGCCCCCATGTAAGCCTCACCAGCTTGATTGGCGTAGTTCTGACCAGCGGTGCCAACCGTGTTAGCCGCAGTCTGCCCAGCGCCCATCAATGACTGCAATGGGTTTAGTTGGTTAGCCCGGTTGGTCTGGTAGCGGTTAAAAGCATTGGTGTACTCATTAGAAGCCTGATCTTGGCCATAGCGAGTTGTTGCCTTCAAAGCCGCACCGGAGATCAAACCACCTCGTGCAGCCGCCTGCCTATCCAGCGCCTTCAAACCTTCACTCATGCGAAAAGCATAGCCAGGATCTTGCTGGAAGTCCTGCATCCCAAAGTCGCGGGTGTACTTACCAAAGTCAGGAGATTGCTTCTGCGCCTCATAGGCTTGCTGTGCTGCTTGATCTTCAGCTTGAGCAGCCTTGATGGCTTCACTTAGGCCAGCCTCATTAACGGTGTCAGCGACTCTCGGAACCCACCTTTTGACCATAGAGCCATTATCTTGACTGCCCTCCCAAACGTCCTCGTAATACCCGCCACTTTCAGGGCCGGTGCCAGACTTCATATATTGAGACATCAGCGCATTGCGAAGCTCTGCCTCTGAGCGCATCTTTGGCGCAGCACCAGACTGAAGGCCAAGGTACTGAAGCAGTCTGTTTTGGGCAGAAAGACCGGCCTCCCGGAATGGAGCCTGAAGTTCAATGTTTTTGTTGAACATCTCCTTTTGCAACGCGGCTGCTTCACGAGCAGAGTCGGCTTGAGTGTTTGCTGCTTTTCCGCTTGAGTCGCTTCCAATCAAAGCGCCAAGAACGCTTCCACCAACTATTGCCCACGGCATATCAATCTCCTTGGCTCAGTTTCAGAGCTATGTCTTGCACTACTTCGGTATCAGATGACGCAACAAGTACCTCGTCTACCTCATCTTCATCTTTGCAGTCGGTAGCATGAATACAATACCAAACCACATCAGTCAAAGACTTCACACCATGATGTTTTCCTGCCTCAATTGTGAGGCATGTGGGAGCATGGAGGATAGAAGTTTCACCATCAACAATCAATTCAACTGACCCACTGGCCAAGATTGATAGATGGTCATGCAGGTGGGCATGTTGCACCAGCCAGCTACCGGCAGGGATGCGAGTTTCTTTGGCATACACACCAGAGCTGAAGTGGTGTTCAATCACGACACTTCCCGCCCACTGACGCGGATATTGATTGAGGCCGCAGTACCGGCTATTGTGGAGATGAACCCACCGGCATTGAGCACCTGGCCCACCAGCTCAGGGAAGGTGTACACCTCCGCAGCTTGCAGCGTCTTCGTCTTGGTAATCAAGTTCTGATTGCCAGCGGTATCGCCATTGGTCACCAAGTTCACACTGATCGTTGCAGCCGTTGCGCTGTAGTTCGTCGCAGTAAACTTATCAATAATGGTGGTGACGTTGGTTGCAGTGTACTGCGTTGTCTGTGAGGCCGCTGCAATGATGGCAGGGACTAGGTTCTTTACGGTGACGGCCATTTTGATGCCCCTGCGTTATGGTTTGAAAAACGATTGCCTAAACGGCATCCAGACAGCCGTGAACGGCTCAATGTTCTGTGCTGTCAGCACCAGCTTGTTGCCGTTTACAAAATAGAACTCAGTCGGCTGGAAGTTCTCTTTTTGCAGTGCGTGTGCCACGAGCACTGCCACCAGGCCGTTCTGGTCATCGCGCGTTGCACTGCACATCACGCCGTCGAACTCAATGCCGGTCAGCTTGGGGTCTGGTGGGGGTGGGGGGTCGGCTGGCAATGGGGTGTTGCCTTCTGCAAGCCATTCAAGGTACTTTTGGTAGTCTGAATTGGCTTCGTCAAAGGGAATGAAGGCATTGTCTGCAAGGCGAACAACGGAATCAGAGTTGGTTAGTTTGTACATTTTTAAAGCTCCGCAAGAAGGCCCGCAGTTCTGTATAAAGTAAAGTTGCCGGTTGTTGTTACTTGCCCCGTTACACGAGTACTTGAGGACGTATGTGGCAATATGGCGGGAGTAGTCATATTGGTTGATCCTGCGTCAGTGTCCCCTACCACTGTTGGGGCTGATCGCATATTGACAAGCAGGTTATATCTAAAATCTAATGGTGTTCCCGTTGCACCATATCCGGTTGCGCCAATGTTTTGCATGACTTGGTAGTACCTCTGACACAACGCCAACTCCATGCCGATAGGGCGGAAGTCAAATGGCGTGGCTGTTGCGCCTTTTTCAATCTGGACGCCCGTCAAGTAGAACGTAGCCCCTGCGGTTGAAATCAAAGAGACTGAGCCTGCTGTACGACGCAAATCATTCGTTGCAGTACCTGTCTGCCAACTTCCTGCGGTTGTGTTGTGGTTGGAACCGGAACCAAGATCAAAAACGACCGTTAGCCCAGCCGCGTTCGTGTTCGCTGCCCATGTGCCTGCCGTATCTCCGGGAATCATCAGTGTTTTATATTCCCACGTATTAGCCACGTTTACCGTATACGTGGTTAGATAACCTTTTTTTGCTGTTCCAACAAGAAAATTGTTAATTGATACCGCATACGTACCCGTAACGCTAGAACGAACCCAAAAAGACACCGTTACTGTTGCTGCCGATGCCGTTCCAAAGTTCAAATCGCCTACATTGTACGCTTCAATTAATTGGAGTATTTGGTACACATCTGAGACTGCGGGTGAGACGGCTGTAGTAATTGTATGAAGTAAACTAGAAGCAAACCCGGCTGGAGCGGTTGTGACTTGTTGCGCGGAATACCGACCAGACCCGGTGTAGTTATCCGCCCATCTGTCTATGTTATATCCGTTGGAATTAGTCACAACTGCCCCATTGTTGCGCTGGTCAATCCGCATATCCCCGTTGATGATGCGGTTGTGAATACCGGTCTCAGCGCCGGATGTGGTGCTGTTGACGTTATCCACGCTCCAAATAAGCACATCGGTTGCGCTGTACAAGGCCAACTTGTAAACTTCTGAACCCAACCAAACACCCGCCTCACCACGCGAGTCAAGAATAATAGGGTTAGTGTTGGCCGAAACTTGGGTCGCGTCCGTGTAGGAAGCTAACGGGGTGGTCGTACCTGCCGCGTAGCTGTATAGCTTGCCGCCAACCAACGGATTGCCATTGGCATCAAAGAATTGCAGCTTAGGGGATGGACTAAGGATGGCCATATTTAACCTGTTGTGATGTTTTTACCAAGCCGGGATATAGCGAGTCGTACCGGCATCGTTAATGGCGATCCACTTTGTCGGATTGCCAGCAGCAGGAGAATTCAGAAGCGAACCAGCAGCAACACCAGCGCCATTCGTCAAAGCCGTCTTGGTGCCAATCAAAGTAGCCCCACCTGCCAACACAGCAGTGCCACCAGTAATAGAAACATTATCGGCGTTTTGAGCAGACATGGTGCCCAGTTCTGTTCTGGGTGATAAATCATCAAACTGGACAGTCTGCACCTGAGTCGGGCTTACGTCATCTGGCAACACCGTTGGGGCAGCAACTGGCGTAACTGACAACTGACTCAGCAGGGCAATGATGTTGTCAGTTTGGTCAGAAACATTGGGGGTGATCTGTAAATCAGCATTGCTTGTGTCGGTCGTCCCGCTGCCCGTCAATTGGAACAAGTTCAGCAGGAATCGATACCACTCACGCGAGATTAGCCCGGTGCGTTCATCAATGAACGGCACTCGCTGTGGTGGGATATTGGTGATGTTAGGCATTTGTGCCTGCCGCAGACAGCTCTGCGCCGAGAATCTCAACCTTCACCGGGTCGGTGCCGGAGATCTCATACACCCGGTCGCGCAGCTTCAAGGTCATGCCAAGCCTGCGCCAATACACACGCTTCTTGTAGTCCCCATAGGCACCCGTGCTTTGCCAGTGTTCATTGGACCAAGTGTGGCCGCCGTCATCTGACCAGCGAAGCATGATCTGAGGCTGACTGTTTATCGCCATCAATCCAGGATCAAAGAACGCGCCAGTCTCGCAGTCCAACTGCAAGCTGTGGTGAGCAGTACGCTTTAAGGTGTTCTGACCCGAGGGAATAGCTCTCCATGAGCGCAGCCACTTTTGAATGTTGCCACCATCGGCAAACACTTCCATGTCAAACGCATAGATGTCGGCAGTCTCAAAGTCGCCAACAATGATCTCGTTGTTAAACGCCGCTTGGCAATTGCTGCGGTGCCTGGTGAATGAGCCACTGTCAAACCCTGCTCTCTCATGCCAGGCTTGCGTTGACACGTCATACACCCAAGTCTTGCCTGCCGTTGGGAACGTCAGCACATAGAAGGAATGGCCATCTTGCTGGTAGGTGTAGGCAATAGCATCAGAAATGGTGCCGTACTGCTGAATCTGCCATTCAACAGCATGGGTGCTGATCCGCTGGCCGGTGTAGCCGTTGGCCCGATACACCATACCTTGCCCACGGGCATCAGCAGCAAGCCAGAACAACCCGTTGTCCAGCTTGGCCACGGAGTAGGTCGCAGCACAGCCAATCTCATTAAACGCGCCTTGAATACGCGACAAGGGAAAATCAGCCCCACCAGAGTCGTACCAAACCTCAACCGAGTTGTTGCCGTACAACCAGACCTCTCGGTGATCCACGATCATGGACACCAACCCGTCAGGAGCACCCTCAGCACTGGCAAAGTCCAACGGATCAATGGAGGTGCCATCCAGCAAGCTGGTGACCCATACAAGCTGCGAGTTGGGCTGGATGAATACAAAATACCCATCCAAGTAGCCAACCGTCACAGCACCAGGGAAGTCTGGGTCGGTAATCTGTGCAAATGCGCTGGTACTAGCGTTGTAGATGTAGCTGGGGCCATTGCAGGCAATAAAGAGCTGTGTCCCATTGTCTGACATGCTCACAGGCCCAGAACCCGATACAGAGCCAATCAACGTGGGCACATAAGACGAGTTAACCTTGTACAACTGAGTGGCGGAAACTACGTACAGACTACCGCCAAACGACCACAAACCGCGAATAGGGCCAGTGCCAACCGTGGCCAACGTCCTCATGCCTGGAGCACGTTGCAAGAATCCAGATTCCTTGCCGCCCTCGGGGATAACTTCCGGGAACAAGTTGACCATGCGGTTGTCTGCCGCATTGACCGATCTTGCTACATAGGCTGATCCAAGGATGGGGGTCTTCACTTAAATATTCCCGGCGTAAATATTGTACCTTTGCCTTGTTGCAACCAGCGAATAAGGCAAGCTCATAATGTCGTCAGGATTGTTGATTCGCTTCAGATTGCGCTTGGATGTCATGGCGATCCGCGCCACAGTAGGCGAAGGTTCAACACCAAACTCAGGTGCAAACTCGCAAGCCAAGTTGTACCTAAACGCTCTCAAGTAGCCCGGTGGCAAGTAAAGCTCAGTTGCCAAAGTGACAGGCTGGGTCAGCTCATCCACAGATACAAAGTGCCATTCCAAAGCTCGAGTAGGCTGAGGATAGACAGTCATGTAAATGTTGGGAAACTCCATGTTGATCCACATCACTTGTGGATAAGTGGAAGTCACCGTTTTCACAGCAATACCGTTGTACTGCTGCTGATTGATCATTTTGATGCCAAACGACACATTGGTCGTTGGGTCACGGAAGTAGGTTGAATCGTCAAGCAACACAGGACGGTTGCCAACAAAGTCACCCGTTGGGCCAAGTGTTCTAGAGATCTGATCCGCAGGCCAAGTGAATACTTGATCCTGGGTGTTATAGATCATCAGCTTCTCAGTGTTCCACGAATCAATCATCTGATTCATGGCAAGAAGTGCGTCTTGGGACGTTTCAGCAGAGGGGGTCTCGCCTTCTGCGATTTGGCCAATCAGCCGGAGCGCACCATTAATAATATCGCCAGCCGTCGCCATTTTACGCTCCTTGCGAGATCACTCGCGGGGGTCTGCCTCGTCGCTTAACTTCCAGTTCATTCACGGGAGCCGCAACTTCAGACAAAGAAGGCGTGTCAACATTATAACGCACCCATCCATTTCGTTCATCTTGTTCGGCCTCAATCTCAAAACTTGCAATCTTGCTGCCGTGGAGTGGATGTTTGAGAAAGATCATTGTCATCCTTAAAAACCCCACACCGTCTCCGGCGTGGGGCCTACTACATTAAGCAGCGCGGTACAGAGTCCAGGCACCGTCGCCAGTCTTGCGAGAAAGAAAACGAACAGCCGAGTTAACTGCAACAGTCAAACTGCCAACAGTAGTCCATCCGGTGTTGGTAACAACAGTCACAGCACCAGCGCCAGTGCCGGTGTTGAGGATAATTGTTTCAAAAAACGAATCAACTTTGGCATGGCCAACAACTGCTTCAATAGCAGCAACGGTGGGAATGGTGTAACTTGCTGCGGTGGTTGCGTTACCGCCAACAATCAGGCCGCTTGTGAACTGGGCAGCCGTCAAAGTTGCGGTAGCCGACGCTGAACTTGGTGTTAGGGCAAACATTTGAATTTCATTGACGTTGCCATCGCCAATTTGATAACCGCCACCAACTGAAGGGATAGTCATGATATTTTCCTTAAAAAAGTTACATAAAGGGGCCGAAGCCCCTTAAACCAATTAGCCCCAGAGACGGCAAGCCATCGCAGGACGAATGACCTTGTAGCCGTACAGAACGTCAATACGGCAAGGCATACGGTCATTGTTGATGTCGTACTGACGAACAATACGCATCGAGATGCCGTTGTGAACTTGACGCGAAGCCATGTCCACACCTTGTGGCAACAGCAAGTCAGCCGTAGCAAAAGTGATCGCATCTTTGTGATACACCAAGTTCTGAGCGTACTGGGTAGCAGAGCCGCCCAGAAACGTCAGGACTGCGCTGGAGGCCGGGAACGAATTCACGGTAGCCAGAGCATGTGCCGAGGTGTAAATTGCAGGAGAAACGCTCAGGGTAGCGGTGGTCGTAGACGACACGGAAACGTCAGCAGTCACGGTGAACTGTTGCAGTGAGCCGGTCGATTGACGGGTCTGTGGGTTAACAGCAAACACGCCAGCAATGGTGAAGATATCACCGACCTTGAAGGTAGGCGAACCGCTGGTGAAGCTGATGGCCAAAGAGGTAGAACCTTGAGCCGACACCGTGGTAGCCACGATAGGAGCCGTAGGAGTCACGCCAGTGGTGTGGCTGACAATTGACTGAGACATATTGATCTCGTCAAAGCCCAGCACGCCAGTGCCCATCATGCCATTCTTGAACTGCTTGCTGATGGTGTCGGTAGGATTGAACAGACCCTTCATGCCTTCAACCAAACCAGCGTTTGCGGCTGGGTTGACGGTGGCATAACGGGAGCTCATACCGGCAGCGTTCTCGTTCAGTTTTTGCTGAGCTTGCAGCAGAACCAAAGAGGTAGCAGGCGTGGTGCCAGGGGTGCCAACGGAAGAATAGATTTCCTTGTAAGCATTGGCAACGTCAGCATCAATCGAAGCAGCCAGTTGGCTAACGCGAGGCTTGAGAACACGTTCTGCGAAGTCATCCAATTGCATGGTGAGTTCGGCAGAGGTGAAGTTCACGCCGATGTGCTTTTGATTGGCAACAGACAGGGTCGTGGATTGCTCGTTGTCGTCCTGAACTTGCAGGGCGGCACCGTCCGTCACCAAAGCGCGGTCAGGCAGGCGGATACGCAGGGTAGAACCGATCTTGGCACCTTCAACAGCGAAGCTGTCGTCGTACTGACGGTTAACGTTACGGGTAAGAACCAGATTGTTCTCCAGGATCTGGAGAGCTTTCCGGGTGATCATGTCAATTGTGAGGATTGAATTCGCCACGGTATATTTCCTTAGGAAGAAGTTAAATCAATTACGTTGTGCTTCCAACCTTTTCCGTTCACGCTTATTTTCAGCTTCAATCCACTGGCTTGCCGTCATAGTTTTAGTAGAACGGGGGTCAGTAGTGTCGTAAGCAGGACTACCCGTTGTGCGGGCAGTAACAGGCGTAATCGGAGTCGGTGCGCTTGAAGTTTTCTTGACAGGAGGATTATCGGCCAACTTGGCCTCAATCTTCCCAATTTCCTTGGCTTGCACATAAGGCGTAAGTTTGGAGATACGTTCAGCTTCCTTTGGATTGGTTCCCAAGAAGTAAGCTACTTCAGGGCCAATGTCCGAGGATTGAATTGCTTCAGCCATCACGTTGGTGATTGGAAGACTCGGGTTGTATGCGACTTGTTCAAAGTCATCATACTTAGACCGAACCTCTTCTTCACGGTCGTGATAAGCACTCAGCACTTCTTGCTGTTGCCGCTTTGCATCCCGGTCACGAAGCAGCTCTTCAGCTTTACGAAATGCCAATGCATCGGCATACGCTTCAACTGATTCAAACTGATCTGCTGGGGGAAGGTTAGCGGGGGTGCTTGGCGCTTGCGACTGTACTGACCGCTGCGCTTGTTCCCTTTCCCACTTACGTTGCTCACGAGCAAGCCTCTTGCCAATGGCTGCATCAAGCTCTTCTTGGGTGAAGGTCTTGTTGGCTTCCGCTGGCTTTTCTTCCGGCTGAATAACTTCAGTTTCTGGGGCTGCCGTAGCTTCCAGTTCTGGCGCGGGCACTTCCGCTGAGATTTGAACTTCTTCTGTCATGGTTGAATCCTTGGATTCCCTGGTGAATCGCACCAGTACGGGATTAGTTTACTACAGTAACAATATTATATTAAATGTGGTCACCAGACGGATCAAGCGGATCCAGCACAGGCTCAAAGAATTTCACAACCGCCAAACGCCAGCCGGTGCTCTCAGCATGGTGCCGTTTTAAGCGGCTGGTCACCGTGAACTCCTGGGGAATTTCTGCAAGCACGAATGTCATCACGAACACGTTGACCAGCAAGTCAAGAAACAACCCGATGAACAGCGTTGGGTAACCCAACACTTTGCCAGTGGTTGTGAGCTTGCCAGCATCTCGCACACGCTTAATGTTCATAACGCTGCCATACACAACATACAACGCATAGGTCAACGCAAAAGCGACCGCAAGATAAATCCCAGCGTATGTAAGTATGTTTTGCATAGTTATTCCAATACAAAAAACGGCTGTCTGAACTTTATTCAGACAGCCATGTTTGCTTTAATTAAGCTTGGGCTTCAGTCCAAGACAACCTAGCCAAGATGTTGGACGACGCTGCGCCAATGTTGGTCGCGGTAATCGTGATGATGTCCGGGCCATCTGGATACACGCCATTCACAGTCGTTGGGCAAGTGTTGTTCAAGCCACCGGCAAGGATTGAGTTGCCCAAGTCACGGGCTGCACCCAGATCTTGCGAGGTCAGCGTGAAGTTGGTTGATCCACCCGAGTTGTTCGTGAAGAACGACAGAATAGATTCGCCGCCGCTAGTCGTAGTACCCGCTGCATGAGTAGCAATCTGACTCAAGCTAGAACCACCCGTTGAAACAAACGTTCCAGCACTGACTTGCCCATTGAGCGACAAATTAATACGGAACGTACCCTGCGTCAAGATGTCCATCGAGGCCAACTTGAGCTGCATGCGGTTTACAACCTCACGAGCACCCAGAACGCCTGTTAGGCCGCTATCAACGCTTGGCGCAAGACGGATACTCAACAAAGCGTTGGTGGCACCTGCTGCGATAGACAGCGCCGTGCTCATGCCAGCGTTAAATTGGAAGTTCAGATCGTTGTCAAACTTGCCGTCCATGATGATTGACGAACCCCAGTGCGACAAAGGCGCAGCAGAGTTTTGCGACACCAGTTCAACCGACTGAGGCCCAGTGGCACTGTAAGTGAAAGCCTGTGCCGCAGCATTGCCGCCAGTTTGTGTTCTGGACAGACCCGTAAAGGTTGTCGCAGTCAGGCCCGTGTAGGCAATAACTTCAATGTTGCCAGTTGCGCCAAGTTTGGTAAGTTTGAGCGAACCTGTTGGGGGGAAGCCGGTCGTGCTAACGACATTCAGCGTTGTAACTTCGCTGGCGCTAAAATCAGCCGTAATGGTAGTGATCGGCTGAATGGTCGTGTTTTCATATCGAGCAGGCAAGTTGCCCGAACGGAAATACGCTTCAAAGTTAATGTTGTTGTTGCGTTCTTGGTGAACGTAGGCAATTCGCCCATTGGTGGTTCTAAAACCCCAACGAATCGGGCCAGAGCCGTACCAAGAATAATCAATGTACATCATCTGAGTGCGGGTCAGATCGATGTTGTACCCAGACGGGCCAGTGCCATCACACTTGTCCAGGTTCCACTGACTTTGAGGAATCCGAAGTTCAGCAGTCTTTGAGCCAACCACGCCCGTTGCCGTTGCACCTTGGTACTCAGGCGAGATGTACAAGGTCGTGTTGCTTTGGATGCTGGTAACGCGATACGACTTGCCGCGCAGCACGATGAAGTCACCAATAACAAGCTGATCGGTAAACTTTGATGAGCCTGACGTAATGATGTTTGATCCGCTTGTAACGGTCAAATTGCCGGACAACTGATATACAGACTTGCGACGGACAGCCCACAATGTTTGACCGTCAAATTCAAAGAAAGCACCGTTCTGATTGTCGAAAATGCCGCAACGGTTGGTGTTGCCGTACCAGCTATAGGCAGACACAAATATTGGAAAACCTTGCGCTGGACTCACTGCCGGAGTGCCGGTCATCACATAGGTGAAAGCGTATCTGCCAGTGACAGTGATCTGAAAAATGCCGTTGTACGTTGAATCAGAACAACCAACAACCTGAACAAAATTGCCAGTCTGCAAGTTGTGAACAAATCGGCAAGTAACCGTTGCAGTCGTGCCGCTTGACGTAATCGTGTCAACAAACACGTTGGGCTTTAGTGCCGTGCCGGTAGAAAACTGGATCGCCTTGCCCGACTGATACCGGAAATAGCGCCGTGTCTGACGAGCGGCAGAAGCGTTAGGGTTGCCGCCACCTGCCGTCAGATGAACGCCACCATCAAACGCACGATGGATCACATAGCCGCTAGGACGCGAATACAGCGTCGTTGTAGCACTAGGAATAGTGATGGTGCCGGTAGGGGCAGTAATTACGGTAAAAGTAAACGTATTGGCCGAAGGCGTACTTGCAACAATCCACGAGCCATTAGGCGCATTGGTTGTGGCCGTTGTGCCAGTAATGTAGATGTAGTTGCCAACGCAAAGATTATGTGTTTGCGTGGTCGTTACCGTGCAAGTCGTACTAGAGTTGGTGATCGACGTTGTTGAGATGCCAGAACCAGTAAAGAAGTACGCCTGATAGATGTACGTTTTGGTGGAGTCGTATTTAGACCCAGCGCCAATAATGGACGATGCAATGTAGGTGAATGAAACACCTGCACTCACCGTATTCACCAAGAACCAACCGTTTGCATCAGCGTCGGTCGTGTCTTGAATAAAAATGGGAGTGCCAGCAGCAGGCGGCGAGGCGGTTGCCACCGTTACCACACGAGTACCCGCGCCCGTCACATCAGTGATGGTCAGCGATCTGGATGGGTCATAAAACGCCGTAGGCTTGTTATTCAACGTGTTAAGCGTTTCCCACTTGGTAGGCTGCAAGCCGTACTCAAAGTCGGTGTCAATCAGAGACTGAGGCTCCGAGACACGCATCTTGCCAACAAGATCCTGTCCTTCAGCAACCGGGGTTGTGGTTACATCTTTTGACGATGGGAAGATGTTCATTTGTAGTAGCTCACGTTAAGTTTTGCAGCGGCAGACTGCTGAATGAATTTGATCTTCTTCAGATCGCCATCGTATGAAAACACCGTACCGGCAGCCAACAACATGCCAACAGAAGGCGTAGGATCAATGCCATCATCACGCCACCGCACAGGCGCATCCTCAGTAATGATCACAGCACGCACTGGTGACGATACAAAACCGTTTACGTCCCTTGGGGGAGGGTTGATGTTTGTCGCAGTAGCCAACGAGGTCAGTTGCTCGTAGCCGTAGATTGAAGTGATCTCTTTAAACATTTTTTACCTCACGCAAGGAAGCGTAGTTTGTAAAGTGTGGACAAGTACAGCCCGACAATTTCATCAATGATATTGTGCAACGCGGTACATTCTTTATCCACAATTTTGTACCGCTCTGCCTCAATCTCGTCCATCTGACCCTGCAAGAATTCAACGATGTTGGTCGTCTTCTTGGCAGACATCAACGTGATCGGCCCCATCAAGCCATACTTGCCCTGATACGCCTCGGCAAAGCTATCAGCCAGACCAACAATTTCATCATAAAACGTGTTCAGCGCCATGTGCTTTGAAAAGCTGCGCGTGTTCAAATGAACCGAATGGGCTACATCCCGGCCCAAGAACAACATCCCCACAAAATCACATGCCTTCATTTTGCATCCCTTGTTGTGGCTGTTGTTCCATGCCCTCTTGAGGCATCTCAGCACCTACATCTACGTCCCGGCTAGGCATCTCACCAACCAAGTCACCAGAGGTAATCATCCCGTGGACCGTGCCCATCACAATTTCTTGAATCTGCTCAGGTGACATAGAAGCCTGCACTTGAGCCAAACGCTGCGTCTCAGCTTGGTACGCCTTCACCTGCGAGTCAAACTCCTTGACCGCAATATCACGTGCCTCCATAGACTTGGACACGTTTTGGAGCATCTGATGCATCTGCTCCATTTCCTTGCCCATTGCTTCCATCTGCTGATTCGCAGCCTGCAATGCAGGGTCGTCCTGGTCCGACATCAGTTTAGGATCAATTGTCTTCTTCAGGCGATCAGCCATCTCAGTAGCGCCAGGCCAGTCCATGTTCTTGACAAACAAGTCACCAGCCACAGCCCACAACTGGGGATTGCCTTGCAAGATCTGGCTCATCGCCTCCATAGACTCTTGGCGCTTGGTCATGTAGCTAGGGCCAGTCGTCACGCAAACATCATATTTACCAACGCCAAGGTTGTAGATCTTTTCAATCACAATCCCATTTTGGTCAGTAATTTTCTTGACAGGCATTGGCTGGCTTGGATCAATCTTCGCCATCTTGGTCTCGCCATCGATGCCAATAATCCGAGCAATTCGTTGCGTGTCGTATATCTTCGGTGCAAGGTCAATGATCTGCCGCCCAATGTAGCGCACCGCCCGCGAATAGTTGTCAACGAAGTGATACGTCCCCGTATCGCCTTGTTTCTCGCGGGCCAGAATAGCCCGGCCAGATCGCTCGTTAGACGTGGCCCCCAGACTCGCGTCATACTGCCCCGTAG